GGACGGACATGAAGAAAGGGATTAGATTACTATTTCCAACTATTTGTTATGAGGAAAACCTTGTAGAGAGTGGTAGGATTACAAGTGAATATTGTGGAATGTTGAAGGACGCAATAGATGGTATGAGAAAAAAAGACCCAGTTGGAAGACAGATATCAAATGCCTATACTGGTTGGCAATCAAATGACGGTTGTGAAAATCACCCTACATTTATTAAGTTGATGAGAGTTTTAAAAGACATATTAAATAATGAGATAGCAGGATTCCATGGTATCGATAGAGGAAAAGTTCAGATAGATATAGGTAATTCATGGGCAAATATAAACGACCACCTTGCATGGAATAGACCTCACTTACACAATGGTTGTTGGTATAGTGGAGCTTTTTATATACATTCAGAAGGAGACGAAGGTCAATTTTTAGCTATCAATACAGACCCAAAGGTTGTATCAGATTACCCACCAAATGCAAGGTGTATAGAAAGTTATGCAGTAAAACCTGTCACAGGAAGTTTAATTATGTTTCCAAGTGCCATGATGCATATGGTTGAACCTAATAGAACTGATAAAGATAGATACTCTATTTCATTTAATGTTAATACTAATCACATAGGTAATCAGAGAAATCACCAAGTAGGTCAAATAGATGAAGATTGGAACTTGTTTGATTTAGACGAAACATTCAATTTAACAAAGTAATTTTCATAAATAAGTGTATGGAAATCACTGTATCACCTTATATTCTTTGGAATCTCATAATGACAATTATCATTTTGCCATTGGGTTTTCTTATCCGTAATGTCCTTTCAGAACAGAAAAGACTCGATATACTTGTTAATAAAACAAGGGAAGAGATAGCAAAAGACTATGTCACTAGAGAACAAATCGAAGCAGATTTTGACAAACTAATGGCGTCAATAAACAAAATTGACGAGAAGTTAGACCGTTTACAATCTAAAACTTATTTCCAAGAGTAGTATTAGTATAAATAGTAGTATAAACAGGATTATACTATTATGGCAAAACCAAACTCTAAATCAACACTTAAAGAATACATAAAGAGAAAACTTGGAGCCCCTGTTCTAGAAATCAATGTTGACGATGACCAATTTGACGATAGAATGGACGAAGCAATACAATACTTCCAAGAGTATCATTATGACGGTTCTATGCGTGTTTATCTTAAACACCAACTAACATCAGATAATCTTGCAACTATGAGAACAGACGAACAGTTTGTAGAGAGTTCAGCAGGAACACATGATTATGATAATCAAATAGTCAAACAACAAAAAAATTATATTGTATTACCTGAATTTGTATTAGCCGTAAATAGAATATTTCCGTTCAACGATAAAAGTAATTTAAACATGTTCGACCTTCGATATCAATTAAGGTTGAATGATTTATACGACCTAACCTCAACAAACATATTACATTACGAAATGGTTCAACAACACATTTCTATGATGGATATGATATTGACAGGTCAAACTCCTATTAGATATAAACAAAATATGAATAGGTTATATCTAGATGCAGATATTGAAAGTTTCTCGGCTGGTGAATTTATAGTCATAGAATGTCATAGAAAAATTGACCCAACAGACTTCACAGATATCTTTAATGATATGTGGTTGAAACGATATGCAACTGCATTAGTCAAATATCAATGGGCAGAGAACTTATCTAAATTTGACGGTATTGCATTGCCAGGCGGAGTGACATTGAGTGCAGCTGAAATGAAATCACAAGCACAAGAGGAAATAACAAAATTAGAAGAAGAATCTAGACTGAATTATGAACTTCCAGTTATGGATTTAATGGGATAGATAAATGCCTACAAATGTATATTTTAACCATTCTGTTAACACAGAACAACACCTTTATGAAGATTTAGTTGTTGAATCTTTACGATTCTATGGTCATGATGTTTTGTATCTTCCTAGAGAAATTATAGAAGAAGATACTATTTTTACAGAAGATGTTCAATCTAGATACGGTGACGCATATTCTGTAGAAATGTATTTAGAAAATACAGAAGGATTTGAAGGTGAAGGAGATTTAGTATCCAAGTTTGGTGTTCAAATTCAAGAAGAAGCAAGTTTCATAATCAGTTTGAGAACATGGGAAAGATTTGTTTCACTTGATTCAAACCTTGCAACTTCCTTAAGACCTAATGAAGGGGATTTAATATACTTCCCATTGTCAGGTTCTATGTTTGAAATTAGATTTGTAGAAGACCAAGACCCTTTCTTCCAGTTAGGAAAATTATTTGTTTTCAAATTAAAATGTTCATTGTTCGAATACAGTGGAGAGGATTTCGATACTGGAACAGCTGCAGACTTGGTGGAATCAGACCAAGCTTATACAATAGAAATGACCATGAATACTGGTTCAGGAAACTATACAGTAGGAGAGAATGTGAAAGCTACTATCAGTGGAACAGAAAGTATTGTTGGTGAAGTATTACTATGGAGGTCAGATACAAGGGTTCTTACAATCAAAGACAATACAAGAACTCTATCAGTTGGTGATACAATAATTGGTGAGACATCAGGAACTTCAAGAACTATACAAACTATTACAGATGTATTAACATTTAACAACTTATCTTCTGCACAAAACAAAGAGTTTGAAGATAAGGATACTAGTTATCTTGACCTATCTGAAATCAATCCATTTGGAGAACCATAATGTTTGGAACTTTCTTTTACAATGAAACTATAAAAAGGTCGATTTCAGTATTCGGAACTTTATTTAATCAGATATACACCAGTAAGATACAATCAGACGGAACTGTTTTATCTAAAAACCTAGTTCCTATATCATACGGGCCTAAACAAAAGTTTCTATTGAGATTGCAAGACGACTTGAAAGCAAGAGACGGAAGTGTGACTTCTATATCTTTACCTCGTATGGCTTTTGAAATGACTGGATTAGAATACGATTCAACTAGACAACAAAACAAATTAATCAGAACACAAAAAACAAATTTAGAAACTTCTGATGTTGGAAAGAGAGGTTTCCAATATCAACCAGCTCCGTATAACTTAACATTCACATTATCAATACTTGCAAAAAATGTTATAGATGCAATTCAAATAGTAGAACAAATACTACCATATTTTCAACCCGAGTATACGGTGACTATGAAGTTGGTTGATTCAATGTCAGAAACTAGAGATGTTCCTATTACATTGAATAGTGTATCAATGGAAGACCAATACGAGGGAACATTTGAAGAAAGAAGAGTATTAGAATATTCTTTAGAGTTTACTATGAAAACTTATTTCTTTGGCCCTGTATATACAGGTGAGGTTATTAAAAATGTTATCGAAAGAGATTATATTAATACAGACCTACAAGCAGGATTCACAACTTCACAGATAGAGGGAAGTGGATTAGTCAAAGAAGTTAAACACTATGAACCTGCGTTTGCAGAAACTACAAATAATGCAGTATCTAACAGTGCAACAGTGACATTTACTAGTGCAATAAATAGTAAGATAGGAGTTGGAGACGAAGTGTTTGGAACTAATTTAACAACAAACCCAACTATTTCGTCCATTGCATCTGATAATTTATCAATTGTATTGAATAATCCAATTACTATATCTGCTGGAACAAAACTGAAATTTGTTGGTTCAGTTCAACCAAACGACACATTTGTTGTTGCAGAGACAGTGACTTTTTATGATGAAGGAGCTACTTCTACATATTCAGAGGATAGAACCAGTGACGGTTAATTATGACAAAGGAAATAGATAAAACATTAGATAATCTTCTAGATATCAATTCTGATATCAAACAAGAAACCAAGTTAGTCAAAGTTCCTGCTAGGACAGAGAACATTGAAACTGACTACAAATATGCCCGTGAGAACCTCTACGACCTCGTAGAACGAGGACAAGACGCCATAGACGGCATATTAGAACTATCCAAAGAAACAGAACACCCTCGTGCATATGAGGTTGCTGGTCAATTGATAAAAACCGTTTCAGAGACGGCAGAGAAACTTATTGACATACAGAAAAAATTAAAGGATTTAGAGAAAGAGGATAGTTCTATCAAGACTCAACACAACCATTTATATGTCGGTTCGACAAGTGAGTTGCAAAAGTTCTTGAAGAAAAATAAAGATGAATAACCGTGAACAACACTTACAAAGATTAAGACAAGAAGTAGAAAACGATAAGTGCCCGATTGCACCAGCACATGTGGACGAATCACACCCTGCGTGGTTTCTTGCAGTTGAAACCATGAGTAAAAGAGCAGGTGGATATTGGAGAATGATTAGAGATTCACAGAGACAAAAAGCATATGCAGATTTTTTAGCTGCAAATGCAGAAGGTAAAGTTGTATGTGATTTAGGTTGTGGGCCTGGTGCATTGTTATTTCTTGCAGATTTTTTTGGTGCAAAAAAGTGTATCGGAGTTGATGCACAATTTCACCCTATTGTTTATTTGAAAGGAAGAATGCCACAGTGGCAAGTAATTCAAGGAGACTTTTTAGATATTGAATGGCCTGAAGCAGATATCTATATCCATGAAATGATTGGAAACAATGTATATCAAGAAGGATTGATAGACCTATGTGACGCTGCTAAAGACAGAGGTGTCTACGATAAATTATATCCGAACACAGTCAAACTGTATGATATCAAATTAAAAGAAGAAAAGAAAATTATGACAGACGATGGTGGCGTGATAGAACCTTATACAGCAGAGTTTTTAAAACTAATGGAACCTATAATAGAAGGTATGGGTTCAAGATATACTGGACAAAGGTGGTTCGACTCTAGAGATAACATAGCAGATATGAAACTTATTTACGATGGAGACTTTTACGGTGGATTAGAATATGAATTCTACAGTGACAACTGTTGTGGTTGGGAAGTAGGATTTGATAACAAGTATTTGTTTAGTAATTTTAGAGAACCTACACACTGGTGTTTACATAATTATTGGGACTTCCATAATGAATGGAATGATAGTCCTAATCAATATTCATATGGGAATCTTTATTAATGGTTAAACCGACTAATGAAGGATATCTAGGAAACACACTCATTAAGAGAGCTGGTGTTGATACTGCTTATACCTCTGAACAAATGGAGGAGTATCTTAAATGTTCCAAAGACCCAGCACATTTCATAGAGAATTATACACAGATTATATCTCTTGATGAAGGTATGGTTCCATTTAAACTTCGCGGTTATCAAGAAGACCTTATAAACTTCTATGATAAAAATAGATTTAATGTAGTTCTTGCAAGTAGACAGAGTGGTAAATCAATAACCTCGTGTGCATATCTATTATGGTTCTTATTGTTTCACCCCGAAGTCACTGTAGCTGTTCTTGCAAACAAAGGTGCAATTGCAAGAGAAATGATTGCAAGAATCGTGACCATGTTAGAGTCTGTTCCATTCTTTTTACAGCCAGGCGTTAAGATTCTCAACAAAGGTTCTATAGAATTTTCAAATGATTCAAAAGTAGTTGCAGCTGCAACAAGTTCAAGTTCAATTCGTGGTATGTCAATCAATTTACTATACTTGGACGAGTTTGCATTCGTGGACGATGCAGAGACATTCTATACTGCAACATATCCCGTTATTACCTCGGGTAAAGATTCAAAGGTTATTATAACCTCAACTGCAAATGGTGTGGGTAATATGTTCCATAAAATATATGAGAGTGCTGTCCACGAGCAGTCCGAATACAAGAGTTTTATAATAAACTGGTATGATGTGCCGGGCCGTGATAAAGAATGGAAGGAAATGACCATTGCAAACACATCAGAGGCACAATTTGAACAAGAGTATGGTAATAGTTTCCTTGGAACTGGTAATACATTAATTAATTCTAATACTTTATTAGGAATGAGAGCAGTAGACCCCGAATGGTCAAAAGACAATGTAAGTCTATATGAGAAACCAGTAGAGGGTCATAATTATGTTTGCACAGTTGATGTTGCAAAAGGAAGAGGTATGGACTTCTCTACATTTAGTATTTTTGATGTCACAACAAAACCATTCAGACAAGTTTGCACATTCAGAGACGACATGATAAGTCCCATGCTGTTTCCTGATATTATAAATAAATATGCAAGACCTTTTAACGAGGCTCTTGTAATTATAGAAAATAATGCAGAGGGTGGAATTGTTGCAACACAATTGCATTATGATATTGAGTATCCAAATGTTTTTACTCAAGGACAGTTAAAATCAGAAGATATAGGGATATCGGTCAACAAAAAAATTAAGAGAATTGGGTGTTCTACTCTAAAAGAACTATTAGAGGAAGACCGTCTATCTGTAATAGACCGACCTACTATAACAGAGCTAATGACATTTGTCAATAAGGGTAATTCATTTGAAGCAGACAGAGGATATCATGACGATATGGTAATGAATCTAGTATTATTTTCATGGTTTATAACAACTGATTACTTCTATCATTTAACAGATACACAGGTGAAAGACCTGTTATATGCAGAACAACAGAAGATGATAGAAGACGATTTACTTCCAGCAGGAGTATTCGGGGGTCAAAAACCCGAAGAGACCACTTTCGTAGACGATGAAGGTGACCGTTGGTTCTCTAATTCTAATGATGTGGAGATTAAATGGTAATTGTTAGGGAAGGTTTAGTTATAAATAAAACAGTAAACAACTTTTTACATTAACAGGAGAAAAGTATGGCATTTCAAGTATCACCAGGCGTTCAGGTCAAAGAAATAGACTTGACAAATGTTGTGCCTGCAGTTTCCAGTGTCACTGGAGCATTCGCGGGTGCATTTCGATGGGGCCCTGTTGATGAAGTAGTATCGGTTTCAGATGCTGTCGATTTAGTAGATACATTCTACACACCTGCTGACACAGACGCAGGTGCCGAGGATTTCTATGCTGCAGAGAGTTTCTTAAGATATGGTTCATCACTCAAAGTTGTTCGTGTTGCAAGTGCAACAACCTATAATGCAAATTCAGGTAATGATAGCGATGCAGTTATCAAAAACCTAGATGCTTACCAATCAGGATTTGAGAATGGTGGAGCTGCAGGCACTGTAGGTTCATGGACTGCAAAATACCCAGGCGCACTAGGTAATTCACTAAAAGTCAGTGTTTGTGCATCATCTGATGCATATTTCAATGACAATGTGACTACTTTAGATGCAAACGAAGCTGTGGGTCAGACAGTAATATCAGTCACTTCCGAAGCAGGATTCCAAGTAAGAGACATTGTCAGATTTGGAACTAATGTTCAGGAATATAGAGTGACTGCTACTGCAACAGGAACTATAACCATCGAAGCTTTAAACAAACCAGCAGGAACAGGTCTCGTAGAAGCATTATCTTCGGGAGCTCAAGTTCACAGATATTGGGAGTTCTTCAATCAATTTGAAAAAGCTCCAGGCACATCTGTATCAGCATCAGCTGCTTCAGGAAGTGCAGACGAAATTCATGTAGTAGTCGTAGACGAAGACGGTGCAATCACAGGTAAACAACACGAAGTTATGGAAACATACGGATTTGTTTCATGTGCTTCAGACGCAAAAGATTCACAAGGTGCGTCTAACTATTACAAACAAGTAATTAATAATCAATCCGATTGGGTTTGGTGGACAGGTCATAGCACCTCGACTCATGCAGCTGCAAATAGTGTGACAACACACGCTGCTTCAGGGTCAAGTGCTTTCGGTAGACCTTCTGCACCAATTAATACTTCACTTGCAGACGGTGCTGACGGAAGTCAACACACAGCGGGTCAGAAGTTCGGTGCATATGTAGACCTATTCGGAGATAGTGAGACACAAGATGTTTCATTCTTAATTGTAGGTTCAACTAGAACAGACAATGCAAATGAGGCAGACCACAACACTATCGTAAATCAACTTATACAAATAGCAGAAAGTCGAAAAGACTGTATGGTTGTTGCTTCACCTAAAAAAGTATCAGTCGTAAATGTTGCATCAGAGTCAGCACAATCAGTAAATGTGATTGCAGACTACGCGAGTGTGACATCAAGTTCATATGCAGTGTTAGATTCAGGTTGGGTCTATCAATATGACAGATATAACGATAGATTCTGTTGGGTGCCAGGCAATGGACACACAGCAGGGATTATGGCTAGAAGTGACCTATTAAGAGACCCATGGTTCTCACCAGCAGGATTCTCAAGAGGTCAATACTTGGGTATAACAAAACTTGCATTCAACCCATCGCAATCGTCTAGAGACGACTTATACAGTGCAAGAATTAACCCAATCGTCACATTCCCAGGCCAAGGAACAGTTCTTTTCGGAGACAAAACTGCATTATCGACACCTTCAGCATTTGATAGAATCAATGTCAGAAGGTTGTTCATCGTATTAGAAAAGGCAATCTCAACAGCTGCAAAAGCACAACTCTTTGAATTCAACGATGCATTCACAAGAGCACAGTTTAGAGCTGCAGTAGAACCTTTCTTAAGAGATGTTAAGAACAGAAGGGGTCTAGTAGACTTCGCTGTATTATGTGATGAAACTAACAACACTGATACAGTTATAGATAGAAACGAATTTGTTTGTTCTATCTTTGTGAAACCTGCTAGAAGTATTAACTTTATCACTCTCAACTTTGTGGCTGCAAGGTCAGGAGTCGAGTTTGAAGAAATCTACGGAGCAGTTTAAGGAGTAAAGAATGGCAACAATAGATGAATTTAAAGCACAATTAATCGGAGGAGGCCCAAGACCTAACCGATTTAAAGTTTTCATTCCTCGTAGTGGTCAAAGGATTGAGTTCCTTTGTAAAGCTGCACAGGTTCCAGCTGCAACCCTAGGTGAGATTATCGTTCCTTTCAGAGGACACAATCTTAAATTAGCAGGAGATAGAACATTTGAAGATTGGTCAGTGACCATAATCAATGATTCAGAATTTTCTGCGAGGTCAGCATTAGAGGCTTGGCAACAGGATATTCAAGAGCTTGATTCAGGTGTAGGTATGGCAAGTAATGATTACTTACTATCTAGAGCTTTTGTAGAACAACTGGGTAAAGATGACGCAGTTCTAGCGAGATATGAATTCTTCAACATGTTCCCTAAAAACATCGCTGCTATCGACTTAAATTACGAAACAGTAGATGCATTAGAGGAGTTTACAGTTGACTTCACATATTCTCACTGGGAAAGAGTCGTTTAACCCGAGTGAAAAAGACTCCTTTAGGGGAGACTAAATAATATTATGGAAATATTTGGGTTTGAAATAACTCGTAAGAAAGACGAGTTAAGAGTCAAGGAGACACAGACTGCAAAGTCGTTTGTGCCTCCTGTTGACGATGATGGCACTCCCGTCATTCAACAACAAGCTGGGTATATATCTGGCGGAGCATATGGTGCGTATGTTGATATGGAAGGTGGTATCAAGAATGAGGCAGAACTCATTCGTAGATACCGTGAGATATCATTAGTTCCCGAATGTGACTCTGCGATAGAAGATATCGTGAATGAGTGTATCACTGCTGATGTTTCCGATAAGATTGTGACACTCGATTTGAGAGATGTGAATCTCTCTGATAAAATCAAGAAAAAGATACACACCGAGTTCAATCATATCTTATCTTTAATGAAGTTCAATCAGAACTCTCATGAAATATTCAGAAAGTGGTATGTAGATGGAAGGATATACTTCCATAAGGTCGTTGATAGCAAACGACCTAATTTAGGTGTGGTTGATTTAAGAATCATAGACCCACTTAAAATTAAGAAGGTTAGAAATGTCGAAAAGGGTAAAGACCCAAAGACAAAGATAGAACGAGTTGAGAAGATTGAAGAGTTCTATGTCTTCAATGACAAAGGATTTGACAAATCTAGTGCAACAGACGGTAATACCGTAAGAATTGCACCTGAAGCCGTCTCATACACTACTAGTGGCCTTCTAGACTACACAAAGAATGTAGTAGTTGGATATCTGCATAAGGCATTGAAGACTGCAAACCAGTTATCGATGATGGAAGATGCACTTGTTATCTACAGGATATCAAGAGCTCCTGAAAGAAGAATCTTCTATATTGATGTTGGAAACTTGCCAAAAGCAAAAGCAGAACAATATCTTGCAGATGTAATGAACAAGTATAGAAATAAACTTGTTTATAATGCACAGACAGGTGAAATCAAAGATGATAGAAAACACATGTCTATGCTTGAAGATTTTTGGTTGCCTAGAAGAGAAGGTGGTCGTGGAACAGAGATTACTACACTTCCAGGCGGACAGAACCTTGCAGATATTGACGATATAGAATACTTCAAGAAGAAGTTATATCAGTCATTAAATGTGCCTGCAACGAGATTAGAAGCTGACAATGGATTTAACATGGGTCGTGCTTCAGAAATCTCAAGAGACGAACTTAAATTTAATAAGTTCACTCAAAGATTACAGGCAAAGTTTGCAAGAACATTTATAGATATCCTTAAGACACAATTAGTTCTTAAGAATATTGTAAATGGAGAAGAGTTCGATAAGATAAAGGACTTCTTCTATTTTGATTTTGCAACCGACAACCACTTTACAGAGTTGAAGGAAGCAGAGATATTGAGAGAGAGATTAGATACTCTCGGTGCAATAGGTGATTATGTAGGTAAATACTATTCAAACGAATATGTTAGAAAGTATGTCCTACACCAGTCGGAAGACGAAATCAAACTCATTGACAAACAAATCTCTAAAGAAGGAGAGGGTGACAATGAGGAAGGTGGAGAAGAAGACGATGGAAATAGCTTTGGAGGCTTTTAGAAATGAGTGAAATATCAGATAAAATAGTTGATAGTATTGAGGCAGGAAAGTTAGAACAAGCAAAGAGTGAAATCTTTGACGGTATCAAACAGAAAGCTGCAGAAGTGGTTGACATGAAAAGAGTAGAAAAGAGTGTTAACTGGATGGATAATAATACTTCAACAGGTGAAGTAGAAAAGTGAGAACCTTTTCTGAAATATCTCAAGAGTTGCATGAATCTAGATTCATGGTTCCCGAGGGACATATAGAACTCAAAAGAGAAATCTTCAAAATAGGTGAAGAAAGTATAAATATTGTATACACAGAATGTGATGAAGGTATCACAGTATTTCTAAACGGACAAGAGATACAAGAAACCTTCGAGGACACAGAGTCCTTAAAAGTCGGTATGAAAGCAGTGAAGAATATGTTAGTAGACATGTCCGAAGAAGGAATATCGATAGAGGAAATAACAAATGAAATTAATTTCTGAATTTAATGACTACGGGGTAAGTCCCGTAATAGTCGAGGAAAACAAAGACGGTAAAAAAGATTATTTTATCGAGGGTATCTTTATGCAATCAGAGATTAAAAATCGAAATGGTCGTATATACCCTAAAGAAGTTATACAGAACGAAGTAAAAAGGTATAACAAAGAGTTCGTAAACAAAGATAGAGCATTCGGAGAGTTAGGACACCCCGAAGGGCCAACAATCAATTTAGACAAAGTATCCCATTTAATTACGAAATTAGAAGAAGATGGAAACAATTTCGTTGGGAGAGCAAAGATTTTATCAACACCAAACGGTCAAATAGTAAAAAATTTGATAGATGATGGTGCAAAACTGGGTGTTTCTTCTAGAGGTCTAGGTTCACTAGAATCTAAAGGAAATGCACAGTATGTAAAAGACGATTTTCAACTTGCAACAGCAGGTGATATCGTTGCAGACCCGTCTGCACCCGAAGCTTTCGTAGAAGGTATTATGGAAGGTGTAGAATGGATTTATGAAAACGGTAGATTGAAAGCTTATGATATTGACCAAATGCAGAAAGAATTAAAGTCTGCAAGGTTAAATAAACTTCAAGAAACCAAATTGAACCTATGGAAAAGGTTTGTTGAAAGCCTTTAACATATAAATAAAAAAGTAATCAATAATTACATAAACAGGAGAAATTTATGTCAGATTTAGAAAACCAAGTGGAAAACACCGAAGAAGTTGTTGCTGAAGTTAAGCAACCACATGACGGTGCAGAACAGGGCGATAAATCTGCTGTTAAACAAGGTTCATCCGATGCCGAGAAAATTGAATCTGGCAAGGCTGAAGTCGTCAAGCCTGAAGAAAATCCTGTTGACAAAGCCGTAGCATCTGTTAAAGCTGCAGAGAAAGCTCCTTCTAACGAAGGGGACGCGCAGAAGAAAGGTGCAGCACCTGCTGAAAAAGGTGGGAAACTCAAAGAAGGTGAAGAAGAGTCTAAAGTAGATGAATCAACAACTTCCAAGATGGAAAATATCAAGGCAGTAGTCGACAAGATGAAAGGTCTAGACAAAGCAAGTATTAAAGAAATGCTCGCTTCATTGTCAGAAGAGGACGAAGAGGTCGATGAATCCTTGACTAAAGCAGAAGTCGCAAGAAAAGTAGTAGAAAGTTTGAAGGCAATGTCTCAAGAAGATGTTGCAAAATTCGTAGAAGGATACGGAATGGAAGACGAAGAAGAAGATGATGACGATGACGATGACGAAAAGGAAGAGTCAGTCAAATCTGAAGCCGTTGACGAAGAAACTTCTGCTGAACTCGAATCTTCATTAGTTGAAATTGAAATAGATGACGACCTATCAAAAATTTCAGAAGCACTAGAATTATCAGAAGAGAATTCAGAAAAAGCAAAAACAATCTTCAAAGCTGCTGTCACAAGCAAAGTTGAAGAGATTAAAGAACAACTGGAATCTCAATATTCAGAAGAATTAAAAACCTCGATAGAAAAAGTTAAAGGTGACTTATCAGAAGCCGTTGACAAATATCTATCTTATGTTGCTGAAGAGTGGTCGAAAGAAAACGAACTTGCAATAGAAAGAGGTTTGAGGTCTGAAATGACAGAAAACTTTATCGAAGGATTAAAAACATTGTTCGTAGAACATTATGTTGAAGTCCCCGAAGATAAGTATAATGTCGTTGACGAACTCGCAAATCGTCTCGAAGAAATGGAAGCAAAACTTGACGGTGAAGTTCAAAAAAATATGGACATCACAGAAGAGTTAGGTTCATTAAAGAGAGACAATGTTGTGAAACAAGCAGGTGAAGACCTAACTGAATCACAACGAGAAAAATTGATTTCACTATCTAAAGGGATAGACTTCACAGACGAAGCAGATTTCGAAGAGAAAGTTGCAGAAATTAAAGAAGCTTATTTCTCTGTAGACGGTGAGTCTATTGCCGAGGAAACCAAGCAAGAAGAAGGAACTGGAGAATTTTCTTCTGACGAAGAGAAGGTTTTAGACCCTTCAATTGCTAGGTATTCCGAAGCTTTAACTAAACTAAAACCATTAGGTTAATTTAAAGGGGAACTGTAAAATGTTTTTATCAGAAAACTTACAAGAGAAGTGGGAGCCTATTCTAGAACACTCCGATTTACCAAAAATCGAAGACAACTACAAGAAGGCAGTCACAGCAGTTATACTTGAAAACCAAGAAAAAGCTCTTAACGAAGATAGAGCAACTCTTGAGGAAGCTGCACCTTTAAACTCTA